ATTATTCGCGTATCTCTTGGATCTCTTGCTAAATATCCAGGATATTATGTTACTAATGATGGTTTCTTAGATGATGCTGTTTATATTCAGGATAGTCGCTATTATCAAGCATTTTCTTATGTAATTAAAATTGATCAATCTTTAAATACATATAAAACTATTGTTAAAAATTTAATACATCCATCGGGTATGGCTATATTCGGTGAGTATGACTTACGTAATGAATTTACAATTAATACTGCAATAGAATCATTAATCAAGATTCTTTCTATTACAGTAAATGATACAGCGAAATCAGGAACTAATTTAGAGATTAAAGATATCTCTAAAACTATAAATTCTGTTATATATGATCATTATTTAAATAATGGGTATACTTTAGATGATGACACGGTAAGTCCAATTGATATTGTTGGAACTGACCTAAATAGAACATTACCGTATTTTAATATACAAAAACCACTTGGAACGCAACCTACCTATGCTGGCGCTACTGAAGATTCTACAGCAGCACCAACAGATTCTGGTGGAATTATATTGTTTAACCCATATGGAGAAGCAGGATTCTTTTTAAATGATTCTGGGTCATATGTTGGCGTACCATCTACATTCTAATTAAGGAGATATAATGAATTTACAAGACACATTTAAACCTACTGGCGAACTTGAAGTAGTAGTTCGAGATAGTCTAGGTAATATTAAACAAGCATTTAAAGCAAAAAATTTAGTTGTTGCAGCAGGTAAAACTTATATTGCTTCACGTATTGTTGGAACTTCTTCTAACATTATGTCCCATATGGCTATTGGCACATCAACATCAACTCCAACTTCAACAGATACGCAGTTAGGTACTGAGGCTGGTCGTGTTACTTTGGCTTCTGCCTCTAACTCTGCAAATGCTATAACTTACACTGCTACATTCCCAGCAGGCACAGCTACTGGTGCTATTACTGAGGCTGCAGTTTTAAACTCTTCTACTACTGGCACTATGCTTTGCCGCACAACTTTCCCAGTTGTTAATAAAGCAGCTGGTGATTCTATTGCTGTTACTTGGGTAGTTACAATTAGCTAATCGGAAAATATAAATGTCATCATTACTAAAATCTCCGTTAGACAATGCTATTGCTAGCGCAGTATATAATGAAATTCAAAACCGAAGCGCAAGATACTATTATTTCTTAGGGGAAACTTTACGTTGGACGGATGAAACAAATCCTCCAATCCCTGTTGATAGTTATTCGTATGAACTTGCGACACGTAATGAAATTATTACAATGAAGGGGATTAACTCCACTGATGTGGCTTTTGTTATTCCACGTAAAGACTGGGTTACAGGTCAAATATGGGATATGTATGATGACCAATATAGTACTGAAGTTCAAGGTATTAATTTAATTGGTGGAGGATATGGCTATTCATCAACTCCTACAATTACTATTACTGGTGGTGGCGGTAGTGGTGCTTCTGCTGCAGCAAGTTTAACTGATGGTGTAATAACAGGTATAACACTTTCATCTCGTGGTTCTGGATACACGTCTATTCCAACAGTTGCTGTTTCAGGTGGTGGTGGGACAGGTGCTATTGCTACTGCAGTAGTTACTATTGCTCCATCTGGTGCACAAAGACTAGAAGATACTAATTGCTATGTATTAACTGATGAATTTAACGTATATAAATGTTTAGATAATAATAACAATGCAGTTTCTACATATAAACCAGTTGGTACTGTTGTAGATCCAGTTATTATGCCAGATGGATATATGTGGAAATATTTGTACAGTATTCCAATTGCATTACGTAATAAATTTTTAACTGACGTTTATATGCCAGTTGTTAACTCAATTCGCTCTCAGTTCTATTCTGGTGGTGAATTATTAAATGTTAAAATTGATAATGCAGGTCAAAACTATACTTTTGCAAATATTAGTGTTTCTGGAGATGGATACCGCCCAGCAGATCCGCTATTATTGAAATCAATAACCCTGTCATCGGGTGGTACTGGATATACTTCAGGTGCCACATTATCTATTGCTCCTCCATTTAACGGAGCAAATACATGGGTTTCAGGTGTTGGTATCCTTCTTGGTCAGAAAGTTGAGTATAATAATAACCTTTATGAAGCAACAGTTTCTGGAGCTCTTGCTTCTCCAGGTCCATCCCACAAATCTGGTGTAGTTGCTAATGGCACTTCTGCTCTTAAATATATTGGAACTCGCGCAACTGGAACATTAACTGTTTCTAGTGGCGTTGTTACTAGTTATACTTTAAATGGGCAAGTATTCGATATTACAATTACTAATGGTGGGTTAGGATATAGTTCTGCGCCAACATTAACTATGGCTGGCGGTAGTGGTTCAGGATTTATCGGTCAAGCCGTAATGAATGGAACATCAGTATCTAGAGTTTATATTTCTGACTCTGGCCAGAATTATACTTCTTTGCCAACAATAGCATTTGGAACTTCATGGGCATCAACAACAGCAGTAACAGTCGGCCAACAGCTTTATTATTCAAATAGACTTTATACAGTTACTGTTGCTGGAACTACTAGTTCTACTGCTCCAACAATTACAGGTTCTGTGGCAACTATTCCAGTAACAAATGGTGGAGCAGGATATGTATCTTCTCCTACGTTTATTGTGAGTAATCCAGACGTTTCTTCTGGTAGTGCTGCTATTGTTACTGCAAATATTTCTGGTGGAGTAATTACTTCTATTACAGTATCATCAGGTGGAACAGGTTATATTAATATTCCAACAGTAACATTCTCAGGTGGTGGCGGTGGTGTAGGATTAGTTCTTGGAACACCTACTCTACAAACTGCTACTAATGGAACTGCAACACTAAAATATGCTGGCGTTACTGCAACAGGAACAGTTAATTTAAAATATGGTTCTGGATATTCGTCATTACCAGTCATAACTATTACTCCAGTTTCAGCAGGTAGTGGTGCTACTGGGTATTTTGTTGGTGTTAAATCTGAAGCAAAACTTACTCCATTAATTTCAAATGGCCAAATTACTTCTGTTAGTATTGATGATGGTGGCGTGGGTTATACTTATGCAAACTTATCAGTGTCAGGAGATGGAGATTCTGGACAAGTAACCGCAGATTTATCTCCAGGTGATATCAACACACTACAAGCAAATACAGAATTATTAACACCAGATGGTCGTATTATGGCATACCCAATTATTTCTGGTGGCTATGGTTACGGCTCAGATTTTCCAGTAACTATTACTGGTGATGGTACAGGTGCTTCTGCAATTGCCCATGTATTAAATGGTACAGTAAAGAAAATTGAAGTTATAAATTATGGTTTAGGATATAAATGGTGTAAAGTATCATTTGACCAAGGAAGTGGGGTTGGTGCGCTTGCTCGTGGTGTCCAAGCTCCATATGGTGGTCATGGTAAAGACCCAATTACTGGCATGTTTGCTAAAAGATTAATGTTTTATAGTAATATGTCCAAAGATACAAATCAAGGGTTTACTGTAAATAATGATTTCCGTCAATTAGGGATTATTAAAAACCCAAGACAATTTGGTGCATATGGTAACTTGGCAAGTAGCCTTGCTTCTGCTTGTTATGTTATTACAGCATATGTTGATACGGTTAATTTTACACAAGATATGCAAGTTCGTCTAGGCTCATCTACTGGTCCGTTATTTAGAATAGTAGCTTTGACTACAACTGGTGTTTTATTACAATCTCTTGATAACGCAGTTCCAGTTGTTGGTAATGTATTTTTAAATGCTGCAGGAAATACTTTTGCGGCATCAGGGGTAACTCCTCCAACAGCAGATAAATATTCAGGTAATATATTGTTTATAGATAATAAAGTAGCCTTTACCCCAACTGCGGATCAAAACGTAACACTGCGAACTGTTATAAATTTCTAACATAAATAAACAAATAACTTAAAGAGTAAAAGAATGCTAGATTTCAATACCGAACCGTATAATGATGATTTCGATGAAACTAAAAAGTTTTATCGTATTTTATATCGCCCATCCTTTGCGGTTCAGGCTCGCGAATTAACTCAAATGCAGAGCATTCTGCAGAATCAAATTAAACGCCATGGTGATGCTATCTTTAAACAAGGTGCCATGGTTATCCCTGGTCAAGCGTCTATTCAAACTTCCACGCAGCCTGGAAATGGTGCTGATTATGTAAAATTACAAAGTTTATATAATGGAGTAGCAGTTGAAACATTCCTATCTTCTTTACTTGGTAAAACTTTAATTGGTCAAACTACTGGTGTAAAAGCAACAGTTACTTTTGTGCAAAGCGCACAAAGTGGCGATCCAACTACACTGTATCTAAACTATATCGTATCAGGAACAGATACAACAACCAAAACTTTTGCTTCTAATGAAGTTTTAATAACATCTGATAATATATACTCAGTTGCAGTACAAAATGCTACAGGATCTACTGGAAAGGGTTCATTGGCCACCATTAATACTGGTGTTTACTATATTAATGGTAATTTCTGTTTAGTAGATTCACAAACTATTGTTCTTGACAAGTATACAGCAAATCCAACTTATCGTATTGGTCTTTCTATTAGTGAAGAAATTATTACACCAGAGCAAGACGAAACTCTTTTAGATAATGCTCAGAATTCATTCAATTATGCAGCTCCTGGAGCGCATCGTTATTATATTGATTTACAATTAACTAAAGTTGCAGTTAATGCTGTAACAGATTCTAACTTTATCGAATTGATTCGTGTTACTGATGGTGGTGTTAAAACTATTGTTGAAACCACTCAATATTCTTTAATTGGCGATGAACTTGCTCGTCGCACATATGATGAATCAGGCGATTATATCGTTAATGGTTTTGATGTTGATATTCGTGAACATCGTAATAATAATCGTGGGACATGGGCATCAAATGCTGCATATCTAATTGGTGATATTGTAACCTATAATGGTATTACTTACACTGCATTAAATTCTGCAACTTCTATTACAACACCACCAACTCATACATCAAGTTCTGCTTACGATGGTCCAGGTTCTACTGGTGTTAACTGGAACTATGATCTGGCTCCATTATATAATCGTGGTATTAATTTAAATGGTGATGAAACTAAACTTGCTGTTGGTATTGAACCAGGTAAAGGATATGTTCATGGATATGAAGTTGAAAAAACTGCCATAACATATGTTCCTGTTCCTAAAGCACGTGATTACGTTCAAGCAACTGCTTCAGTAATTGATACTACTATTGGTAATTATATGTTGGTTACCAATGTAAATAATTTACCACCAGTAGATACTTTAGATCTAGTATATCTATACAATAATATTACTGGATCAGGAAATCGTGGTGTTGCTACAGGAACTGCAGTTGGTACTGCTCGTATTAGATTTATGGAATGGCATACTACCCTTCCAGTTGGATCTACTGCAGTTTATAAACTTGGTTTATTTGATGTTCAAATGAATACTGGATATTCATTTAATGCTGATGTTAAATCTGTATATTACAGTCGTAGCAATTCAAAATTAAACTTTACTGCTGATATTAGTCCAGTTCTTACTCCATTAATTGGTTCTGTTACTGCTGCAGGAACTACTGTTACTGGTGTTAGCACATCTTTCTTGACCGATCTTAAAAATAATGATTTAATTCTTATCGGTGGTATTAATGGAAGCTATCGTAGGGTTGCTGGTACACCATCGGCTCAGGGTACTTTAGTTGTAGATTCTACAATAACTGTTACTGGTGCAACTATTGCTAAATGTACTACTCAAATTCTAGAATCAAATAAACAATCATTAATATATTCACTACCGTATAATGCAATACGTTCTATGCGAACTGCTGGTACTGGTGGAACTAATAATACTACATTTTATTGCTATCAGAAATTTACTCAAACTGCAACTGGAACATCAGTAACTTTAAGTACTTCTGGCACATTTGCGCCAGCAGCAGAACAAACAAATTATATTGTAGTTGATAATGATTCTACTGCTGGCGGTACAGTTATTACTCCAGTATCAATAACCCCTTCTGGGTCAACATGTAATATTGTTGTTCCTGCTGGTCAGTCTGGACGCTCCATTACTGTTATTGCAGCAGTTATTAGAAATGGTTCTGGATTTGAAAAAACCAAAACTTTAACTAATACTTCTGAAACCTTTATTACACAAACTGCTGCTCAAGCCAGTGTTATTTACTTAGATAAAGCAGATTTATTTAAAATTGTAAGTATTACAATGGCTCCAGGAGTTGCGTTTGGTTCTACTCCTTCTTCTGCTCAGTATACTGTTGATATTTCAAATAGATATACCATTGATGCTGGCCAAAGATTTAGCCATTATGACTGGGCAACACTAACATTAAATCCATCTTTTGCTGCACCATCAAACCCAATTAAAGTAACTTATCAATATTTTGAGCATGGCGCAGGCGATTACTTTGATGTTAATTCATATAGCGGTATTGATTATAAACAAATTCCTACATTATTAAGAGATGCTATTGATTATCGCCCACGTGTGGCCAATAAATCACTTGGTTCTAGAAACTTTACTGGAACTGGAAGTATTGTTTCTGGTGTTCCAAAACGTGGCCAAGCAGCAACAGCAGATTATAGTTATTATTTACCAAGAAAAGATAAAATTGCAGTAGATATTAATGGTAATTTATTTAATGTCATTGGAGTTTCTGCATTAGCTCCAGGATACCCAGCTGACCCTGCGTTAGGAATGGTATTATATTCATTAGACCTCTCTGCGTATACATTTACTGCTGATGCTAATAATATATTGGCTAGGAAAGTTGACAACAAACGCTATACAATGCGCGACATTGGCAAATTAGAAAGCAGAATTAATAATTTAGAATATTATACTTCATTATCATTACTCGAGCAAGAAACTCAGTCATTAAAAATTACAGATTCATCAGGTCTTGACCGAATGAAGAATGGTTTTGTTGTTGATAACTTCTCTGGTAGTAAATTAGCAAATAGTAAATCTCAGGATTATCTGTGTGCAATTGACATGGAAAATAATCGTTTACGCCCATTTTATACAATGTATAACGTAAACTTATTAGAAAAATATTCTAATACTGCTGCTCGTAATGCAGCGAATTACCAATTAACTGGTGATATTATTACATTACCATATACAACTACACCATTAATTACTCAAGTATACGCTTCTCGTTTAGAAAATATTAATCCATTTGCTATATTTACTTTCCTTGGTGATGTTCAATTAAATCCACCAACTGATGATTGGTTTGAAACAAATCGTTTGCCAGATATTATTCAGCAAGTAGAAGGTAATTATAATACAATTTTAAATATTGCTGAAAAAGCTGGTGCTCTTGGAACTGTTTGGAATGCATGGCAAACTGAATGGACTGGTATAAGTGTTGTTGGAGATGTTCAATATACTGGTTCTGCTGCAGGTTATGCTCAGCAATATGGTATTACAAATGGTAATTTTAGTTTAAATGGTGGTTGGGGTAGATATGCTGGTAGTTATGCTACAACTCAAACTACAGCAACTCAGATTGGTCAATCAAGAACTGGAATTAATACAACTCTTGCATTAAAAACTGATTACGAGACTGTTTCAGATCTAACAGTATCAACTGCAGTTATTCCTTTTATTCGTTCCAGAAATATTCTTATTCAAGCAAAAAAATTAAAACCACTAACTAAATTCTATCCATACTTTGATGGTATAGATATTAGTGTGTTTTGCACACCAGCAACAAAATTAATTTATACACCAACTTCAGGCACTTTTGACTATACTACAAACGTAGGTGGACAGGCTTCTGAAGCTAAACGTAGAATTGCTGGGGATTCTCAAGTATGTTTAAATACAGGTGATGTTATTAGTAATGCTGGTAATACTGCATCTGCTGTTGTTGTGAATGTTTATTTAGATACTAGTAATGCATATTGTTTAAGTATTGTTAATATTAAAGGAACATTTAGCACTAGTGATATTATTTCTGGTTCTATAAGTGGTGCACAAGGAACTGTTGTTTCATTAACCACTCCCGCCAATTTAGTTACTACTGGTCGTGGTGATGTAGAGTTTTTATATAATATACCACAAACTGATGCAATCCGTTTTAGAACAGGTAAACGAGAATTTAGATTAGTTGATTCTAGTACTTATAGTGGTAATTATACTTCTCGTGGAATTGCATCTTATGAAGCTACTGGTACTTTAACAACTAAACAATCAACTATTAATGCAGTTAGAAACGCACAGTTGGTACAAGAACAGGTTAGTGATAATCAAACTATCTGGCAAAGTGAGACTAAATCACTGGGTAGCGGTGGTGTTTGGTATGATCCGCTGGCACAATCTTTCTTAATACAACAAAATGGTGGAGCATTCTTAACTTCAATTGATGTTTTCTTTGGAACTAAAGATACACAAATACCAGTTACATTACAGATCCGTGAAATGGTTAATGGATCACCTGGGAAGAACATTCTCCCCTTTAGCGTAGTAACTAAACGTCCAGAAGATGTGAGTTTATCTGCAAACTCAGTAACCATGCCAGATGGAACTCAGAAACCTAGTTATGATACACCAACTAGATTTACGTTTGAAAGTCCAGTTTATGTTCAAGATAATACTGAGTATTGTTTTGTTCTTCAGTCAGACTCAAACGCATATAATGTATGGATTTCTTACATGGGCGATCAAATTCCTGGATCTGGAAGAACTATTTCTGAACAACCATATGCTGGTGTAATGTTTAAGTCTCAGAATGCTTCTACTTGGACACCTGATCAAAATGCTGATATTAAATTTACTATAAATCGCGCAGTATTTAATACTTCTGTTATTGGTTCTGTTGACTTTGTTAACGATGTTCTACCATATGATACATTAGATATTGATCCATTCCAAACTACTTCTAGTTCTAACGTAGTTCGTGTTTGGCACTATGACCATGGAATGCCATCGGGGTCAACTGTAGATATTTCTGCAGTTAACTGCAATGATCCAGGAACTGGAACTATTACTGCTTCTACTTCAAGCACTACTGTTACTGGCGTTGGAACATTATTTAATACTGAACTGTCAGTTGGATCAAACATCTATAATGCTCAAGATGTATTAATTGGTTCTGTTTCTTCAATTGCAAGTAATACGTCACTAACATTATCTTCTAATGCTGCAGTTGCTTGCTCAGCTGGTTCTACATATCAGTATGTTGCTCCAGTAAATGGAATTCCTGCAATTCAGATCTATGGTACTCATACTATTAGTAATGTAGACAGTAATTGCTATACTTTTACTACAAGTTCTAATGCAACATCGAGTGGATATACTGGCGGAACATTTGTAAAAGCTAACAAAAATATTCAATATGATATTGTAAATCCATATGTTCAGATTCAGACTTTCTCTGATACAATTACATCATTCTCTGTTAAAACAACTTCTGGTAAA